GTCTGGGTGCAGCTCTACTTTTTTAAAGATCACGATGTCCCCGCTGGCGATCAGCGGCGACATGGAGTCTCCCCTGGCGTAAATTGCGCCATCTACCGGAGGAAGGTTCGGTATAGTGATATAGTCCTCTACGGCATGAGAGAAATCCCTATAAAGGGCTGAAAAGCCGGCTGTGGCTGTAAGTTCATATAAAGGGATTTGCCGGCTATTAAGATGAGAGTCGGTTTTTGATCCAAATGTTTGGACAGAGCTCCGCAACATCTCCCCTTCTCCGGTCATCAGCCAGACGGGATTTATATCTTGATATTTATTCAATATCTTTTGAAGGGCCTTTTTCCCGATATCGGACTGTCCCTTTCTTGCTTTGTTTAATAGGCCCACAGCCAGTTCACACTCAACTGTGATCCGGTTGTCGTTTTTCCCTGAAAGGGACATCCATTGATCTAGCCTATCAATTATTCTATACACCTGTTGAAAAAAAGTCAAATAATTATTTTGATATTGATATTTTTTCAATATCTTTGCGGTGTGGAATTATTCCACCGCCCTGCAAAGTAAGCAAATTTAACACACAAAAACAACAATATGAAGAAAATACAAATAACGCCTACAGAGAGCAAAACCCTCAGGGAACGCTTCCATATAGGCTACAATTACCTCCAGCAGGTGCTTGCGTTCACAAAGGACGGGCCCACTGCGAGGAAGATCAGGAGAGCTGCTCTCCAGTTAGGAGGACGATACGTGGATCCGGACTTTGTGCCGAACTGCAGGACTGCATACCTGGGAGGAGTCATCACCCAGACATTTGCAGATGATGTGGTCCTCAGGATAAGCCTCCATACTGGAGAGGTGGTGCTTATGCATCGGGGAGTAATAGTAGAGACCATGAACAATGCAACCATGGCAGCCTGGAATTCAATGGCCATAAAAGCCCAGGATATTGCAGAGACGGCAATGGTATCAAGAAATTAAAGAGTTGTAGATATGTACTATGCAGCAATTATAAGAGACAGCTTCAACATTATTATCAAAGTTGAAGAAAGACCCACATTGGAAAGGGCATTGAAGGCCGGAAACTTCTTCAAAAACCGGATACCTGGTTCTTGGTTTTCGATAGCTGAAGGCGCGGACGTTATAGATATGTTCAAGGCACTAGTAAACGCCTAAGAATATAATAGACTGCCGTGAGGCAAGCCGGTCAGACTGTCGAGAGACAAGCCGTTACAGCCAGATACGGATTTCCAATATTGTCGATGATTAGTTAGTTATAGTTATTAGTTTTAGTTAGGGCTTCACTGGCTGGGCCCTTTTCGGGAAGATAGCTCAGTGGTAGAGCAACTGGAAATGAGTGGAACACTTCTAGTATTGTCTCCGGTTCGATCCCGGATCTTCCCTCCAAAGATTATAAATTGATTGATATGAAAAAAATTGTCATCACTGTCATTCTGGCCGCCATTGCAGTTGCTGCTCTGGTATGGGCATGTTCTTATAAACTCAGCGGCCTCGCCTGGTTCCCCGGTTTTCTGGTTGCAGTATTTTGTGTCATCAAGATCTTTGAGATCAACCAGGTGTGGCAGAATGATGTAAAGACCAATAGCCGGTAATACCGGCCATTCCGAGGCCCTAGGAAGTCTCGTCCAATCCACATTCATGGTACCTGGCTGGACCGCCCTCTCTACCCTGACCGGTGGGGGGGGTACAATCAAAATCAAATGAACATTTACGACCATACAATAACAGTTACCGTTCAGCAGCTGACCGACGCCAGCTCCGGCGAAGCTGTGATGAGTTATGCTTGCTATAAGAAATTAGCGCAGCGCAAGTGCATCACGGTTGTGCGTCCAGGAAAGGGGCTGGATCATTGTGCCCTGGTTGAGTATGACAGTTTGCCATCACGCTTTAAACAGCGTTTTATTTCCATTTACGGAGATCCCCACATGAAAGATAATCAAGAGCAGGAGCTTCGCATAGACGCGGAGGCCCGCAGCTTCTTTGAGGACTACTGCCTCTCCGACGGCACCCACATCAAAGGGGACAAGATTGCCGAGTTCACTCTGAACGCATCTGTACTGAACGTCCTCATAGACATGGAGAAGACCCAGGGAGTCCAGCGCCGCCTGCACGGGAACAGCACCCCTATCAACTGGCCGCCTATCTATGACGAATGCGAAGAGCTGCGTGAGCGCTACGGGCACACTCTCCCCAAGAGCACAGCCCGTCTTAGAGACAAGATCCGCGAATACAAGAGGGACGGCTACATCTGCCTTGTGAGCGGTCACCTGGTGAACGCCAATGCCTGCAAGATCACTCCGGAGGCCGGCCGCTTCATCATTGCCCTCAAGTGCTCCAGGACTCCAGTCTACAACAATGCGCAGATCCTCTCAAGATACAATGAGGTTGCTGCTTCAAAGGGGTGGAAACCCCTGAAGACGCAGACCGCTCTGGTGAACTACCTCACCAGGCCGGAGGTGGAGATACAGTGGAAGGGAGCCGTCATTGGAGACACCAGGGCGAAAATGATATATACCCGCCAGCATTCAACTATCCTTCCCACACTTCCTAACGCCCTCTGGTACGGCGATGGTACCAGGCTGAATCTTTTCTATCGTGCCTACGTGGACGGCCGCTATCAGCTGGCGACACTTAACGTCTATGAGGTCATCGACGCAGCCAGTGAGGTCTTCCTGGGCTGCCATATCAGCAATACTGAGAATTTCGAGAGCATCTATGAGGCGACCAGGAATGCACTGGAGTTTGCCGGATGCAAGCCTTATGAGTTCGTGACCGATAACCAGGGAGGCACCAAACGTGCAGACGCTCAGCAGTGGCTTTCCAAGGTGGCAGTATGCTTCAGAACTACAGCTCCGCACCAGGCACCGGCGAAGACCATTGAGTCCGTCTTCGGCCGCTTCCAGTCCCAGGTGCTTCATCAGGAGTGGTTCTATACCGGCGGCAACATCACCGCCAAGAGCGAGGCTGCACGAATCCACAGGGAATTCATCGAAAAGAACCTTGACAAGCTTCCCACATACAATGAGGTGGTGGACATCTATATGAACGCCCGCCAGAGGTGGAATGACATGCCCCATCCTAACGTGAAGGCCTATGCCGGCCGCTCCAGGATGGAGGTCTATACTTCCCGCGAGAATCCGGAGGCCGTTGCCCTCACCGACGCGCTGCGCCGGGATCTCTTCTGGGTGACCACCGCCAAGCCCTCCACCTTCACCGCTTACGGCATCCAGTTCACGGTAGCCGGGGAGAAGCTGCAGTATGAGGTCTTTGACCAGGACGGCAATCCGGATCTGCTCTGGAGAAGGGACAATACCGGCCGCGAGTTCTACGTTGCCTATGACCCTCATGACCTCTCCGTAGTGCGCCTTATGACGCGTGACCAGTACGGTGACCGCTTCGTGACGGAAGCAAGGCCTTACCTCAAGATCCACCGCGCCCTACAGGACCAGACGGAGGAGGAGCGCAGCTTCATCAGGCAGCAGGATGAGCGCAACAAGATTGACCGGATCCAGCGCTCCCTTGAACACTATGACCTCATGCATGAGCAGGGCATGGCGCCTGAGCAGCACGGCCTGGTAGATCCCGGCCTGTCTTCCCTTAACGAGACCAAGAAGAGCTTTGAAAGACTACTGGAGAAAGCGGAGGCCGGCCGGCAGACGGAGCCGCTTCCTGCAGAGGTTTATCCGGCTTCCATCGGCCAGCAGGAGAAGGCAGACAGCCTTCTGACGCAATACGATGAAGCAGCAGCGCTGAGCCGCATCTGACGAATACACACACAAAAAACGATTTATAAATGGAAGAGAACAAAAAAACTGAGATCAGGAACCGGCTGGCCAAGTATTGCCAGAGGTATCCTTCCAACAACATGGCGTCCGCCTCGCTGAAGAACATCAGCGCTGCTACCATTTCCAACATCTTGAATGGGAAGTGGAACCAGATTTCGGACGAAATGTGGAGGCGCCTTGAGTCCCAGCTGGTAAGGAATGAAGGCTGGCAGATCTTCTCCACCAGGGCTTACCAGGACGTAACCCTGTATCTGGACTACTGCCAGGAGCACAGCAGCGTCATGTGGGTGGCAGCTCCTGCCGGCATCGGCAAGAGCACGGCTGCTTCCAGCTATACGGCGTTAAACCGAAACGTCTACCGCCTCACCTGCTCTCCGGACATGACCCGTTCGGACTTCGTGCATGAGCTGGCCGGGCAGATAGGCGTGCGTACCAACGGCATGACCCTCAGGGAATCCTTCCAGGAGATACTCCGCATCCTGGTCACGCTGGAAAGGCCCCTTCTCATCTTTGACGAGGCGGACAAGCTGGCCGACAGCGTGATGTATTACTTCATCAGCATTTACAACGCCCTTGAGGGTCGCTGCGGCATTGTGTTCATGTCCACAGCTGCCATCAAGAAGAGGATATCCAACGGAGTCCTCCGTGATAAGAAGGGCTATGACGAGATAGAAAGCCGCATCTGCAGGCGCTACGTTGAACTGACGCCTGTAAGCGCGGCCGAGATAGAGCAGATCTGCCTGGTGAATAACCTGCAGGATCCTGCTGCAATCAAGCGCGTAAAAGACGATGTGCGTGCCTACGGCAATGACCTCCGTAGAGTGAAGCAATCCGTCACGCGTGAGGTATCACAGGCAAAGAGGGCCCAGTAGGATGAAGCGTTCCCTCTCAGCTGTGCAGGCACTGGCAGTCCATAACCGGACGCTGGAGGTATCCCCTGAATGGAAGGGATGCCTGGGTGATGAGATTGCCCGTCACGGCATCGTCTTCATCTGGGGTAACTCCGGCAATGGCAAGAGCTCTGCCGTGATGGCTTTTGCCAAGATGCTTGCCGGCATAGGAAAGGTTCTCTATGTCTCAAGGGAGGAAGGATACAGCCTGAGCTTCCAGAACACGCTGAGGCGGTTCGGAATGCAGGAGTGCGGTGCTTCCTTCCAGGTGATTGATAAGGAGAACATGGAGAGCCTTGTGGAGCGTCTCTCCAAGCCCCGGTCTCCGGAGTTTGTGATCATCGACTCCGTGCAGGCTATGGGAATCAATTCCAGGCAGTACAAGCAGCTGCGTGAGCAGTTCCGAAACAAGCTGCTGGTGCTGGTCTCTCAGGCGGACGGCAAGCGCCCTCTTGGCAGGTCTGCAGTGAGCATGATGTACGATGCAGACCTCAAGATCTGGGTGGAAGGTCACACGGCCTTCTCCAAGGGTCGATTCATGGGAGAGACGAAAGAGTTCGTGACCTGGGAGGAAGGCGCCCGGCGCTACTGGGATGGACGTAAAAAGGAGTAGGAAGATGTCCATGAGTGAATGTATGCCCCTGCACAAGTGTTCCAAGGGTATGGGTACAAAAGAAAAGAACTTTTCAGACCGCTGTTATTGGTATTATAACGGTGAATGTATAAGGCATAAAAATGAACCGTGTTTATATGGCCGGAAAAGTTACTAAAGCTCTTTCTTTGAAACAATGGCTGTCAAAGCATGGAAAGGAGCCCTGCGACGGTTGTTTTTACTTTATCGCACCTAGATGCCATTGCACTTATAAGAAAGGTTATTGCGTCAGGTACGATAGATATAAAGCCCAGTTTAAAGAAGAAATGAATTAACCAATAAGTTGAAATGGCACTGATAGTAATAAGGTCGAAGACTAAAGAGAAGATATCGTGTACGTATAGTTATGAATGGAGCGTGCACAGTGCCCACAGGACGGCCGGCGGAGAGCTTGTAATGAAGTCGCACCTGGTGACCCGCGAGAGAGCTCTGCAGATAATTGACAAGCGAGGCCTGGTAGTCGCCCATCAGACCAAAGACGGCGAGATATATGACACCCCTGAAGGGGATTTCAAAGCGCTCTTTCCCAGAGGCCTTCGCATGA